CGGGTCGTAGTCAAAGCGCGCTTTGGTCGGATCGTTGGTAACAGCGGCGCCCATCGATGCGATGTACCCACTGCTGTTTATGTAGGTCGCGGTAGTTGAGCGCGTGAAGGTCAGCCGCGAGTCGAGCACACCAGTGGTGAAGTCGAGATTCATCGTAGCCGTGTCGCCCAGCATCGCCTTACGGAACATGGATGTGTACATCAGGGAATGCTTTCTGCTGTGATGCGTGCGAAGATGGTTGCAATGTGTCGGTTCTCGCTGCCGGATGTCGGGTCGGCGTAGATGACGATGGTGCCCCAAGCGTTGGCGTCAAGTGTCAGCGTTTGCACAGAAGTCCAGGACACCGTGGCCGTGCCGCCGCCAGCGTTGACTACCGCGCCAGTGCCTTGCACGGTGACTGTGCCGACGGTCAAATAGCCTTTAGGCGTGAAGCCTGCGTTCGTCCAGTGAAAGTTTGCGCCGTCATCGTGCACGTGCATCGAGACGGCGAAGACCTCACCTTTGCAGATGACTTGCGGCGGGATCGGAGTTACGAGCGTAAGGTTGGCCATTAGGTGCACCTGATTGGATTGGGGCGATCGAAGTACGCAAACACCGCGCCGCTGCTGTCATAGCAAACGTGTAGTTCCACCTTCGCGGAGAGTTGTCCGGTCGGCCATGAAGCCGTACCGGAGTCATAGATGGAACCGACTGGGCCCACGGTTGCCGCCGGCGCGATCGATATGTTCATGCCGTCAACAAGCGTGGAAGTGTTGTGCCACTCGCGAAGGTTGATTGCCGCTGCGTACGTGCCGCTCTTGTCACCAGTCGGAACGGTGATACCGCCGCCGGCTACCGGAGTCGGGAACCATATCTTGACGGCGTATGTCCATCGGTTGGCAGCGCCTGAAATCGCTGTGGCTGTCTCCACGGTGACCAAGACCGACTTGGTAGGGGCCTTGTTAAACGCTTCAGCCTGGGCAAACTTGATCCCCGCGGCGTTGGCAGTTGCCACCCGCTGAGTCTGTGCGAAACCGTTCATGGCGAACCGTGTCAGGCCGCCGTAGAGGTTTCCATTGAAGATGGGGTTCTGAAATGCCATTACGCGATTGCAAGTGGTTTTGGAGAGGTCAACGCGGTGAGGTCTGCTGCTGCCAAGATGCCGGAGAACGCGGATAGCGTGTTAAACCGTTGCAGGAAGACCACTTTGTCTACTTGCAGAATCGGCAGACCACCAATGGTGATGCCAGCAGTAAGGATCGGTTCGCCAGTTGGATTTGGCGCGGGGATTTGCTCAAGGTGGTACCAGGCGTCGTACAAGAACGTATGGGACAACCGGTAGTAGTTGTCTTCCGGTGCGGTCTGGAAGCCTTGGTACAACAAGGTCCCAATCGGAAAGCCAAGGAACGCCGCGCTGTTTCGGTTGCCGACGTACGAGGTGTAAGTAGCCCACGGCGGCTCCGCTGCTGGCGCACTCTGCGGAAGCGTGCGGTCGTACTGGCTTTCAATGGTCACCAGTTGTTGCGGTACGTCGTATACCTTTGGCTTGCCGTTTGTGTCGACTTTGTCGCCGGCAATGTCGGCAGCGCCTGAGAACGTCACAGTGCCGTTGGTTGGGAAGGTGGGGTTGTTGCGATACATGGCCGTCGAGCGCACCACCGTAGCGCGTGTGCAACTGCAGTAGGTGCCGTCTTGTTGACTGAGTAGCGATCCGTTTCGAGTGCTTGCTCGATGAGTGACGATCCAAGCGTTTTGCCGCTCCCGTACCGGCTCAATGGCTATTTCACGGATCACCATCGTCTTGAGGTAGGAATCTCCCGTGTAGACCGTTGAACTGATTCGGCTCGGAGGTGTGCCAGCAGCTGCAAGGATCTGCGCCTCGGTTGGCTGCGTACTGGCGCTGCTCCATGTCATCAAGTACTGCAAAGTGATGGTGGATTCACCTGGTGCTTGCGCAAGTGAATAACTGCGGCTGTTTGCTCGTTCAACGAGAGTGAACGACATTAGGAGCCACCTTTCAATGTTCTATGGATTTGGCGCAGTACTTCTTCATCGCGCCGAGGTGTATCACTCATGCCAGCAGTCTTCTCTTGGCCGCTTGTGCCAAAACCAAACTGGTCATTCAGGTTTGAAAGATTCTGCATACTGAACTTTTTGCGAGGATCGGTAAAAGTCATAGTGAACTGATTCATTGCCTCATTTAACATCGTTTCACCGCTTTGTTTCATCGATTCGGTGAACGCCAGTTGTCCACCACCAGCAGCGGATACATCACTCTGAGTGCGTTGCTGAATGCCCTGCCGCTTGGCGCGTTCGACTCCCGCTACATCAACGCCGTATGCCTTTGCCATTTCGATTTCTTGGTTGATCTTGGCAATCTGCGTTTCCATTACACCGCGCTGCGCTTCGGGTGAAAACCTCGTAGACATCTGCGCCATTTCCGTCATGCGGCGATCCAGTATTCGAAACGCTCCCATGAGCATTTGAAAGCCCATCTGCGCCATGTTGAACGATGCACCAACAGCGATAGCGCTGGTCTTACTGTTCAACTTGGCCAACTCGCGATTAGTTGCCGCCACGCCTTTAATAACGCCGGACGGATCAACTTCTGCGCGAATGACAGCCTTCATGCTTTTATCCGCCATAGGTCTCCTTCTTTAGCCAAGGAATGCAGCGCTGTGGTTTTTGTCCGACTGCATTGCACACCAGGGCCGTAAGCAACCACTCGCACCGCTCAAGTGTGGTGAGTTCCGACTTGGCAATGAGTGCGCTCATGTTCATGCGCTGTTCACCGTCTGCGATTCGCCAAAGCCGCCGTTCGGCGGCGTCGTAAAACGTTCCCGGTTGATCTCCTCAAGCAGCGCCGAGCAAATGTCTGCTCTGACGTTTGCCATTTCGCCGTGGTTATGCACGAACGGCGTGCCATCGATGCAGGACAGACAAGCCGCCCACCAGTAGGGATCAGCGGCCGCGCGGGTGTAGTCCGCCATCGTTGGTTCACGCACCATGATGACGCCGACACCAGGCACGTCAACGCGCCGTGGCTTCGGTGAGATTGAAGAGAGATCGAACGGCATCAAGCCTCCTCAAGTGTCATTGACCACATACCAGGGCCCGAACCGTCATCCGTGCGCGTGGCGCTGGTGAGGTGTCCGGTGATGGTGTAAGCAAGTCCACCCTTGTCGGTGTAACTAAATGCCACCGTGACACCTTGCGCCAAAGCGATGGTGGTCGGGTTCATGTGGGTACGGATTGCTGCATCAAGTGAAGCATCTGCCATGCAATCAAACGTGGCGCTTCGCTGGATGCGGCCAGGCATTCGCTTTTCGGCAAAGTCGGCAAGGCTTGTGGAGTCAAGCGATGTGCGGGAATGACTGAAAGTCACATTCTTTGCCAAGTATGTGGTAGCGCCAACGCTCTGAAAGTTGAGCGTAAGCGCTCCGCCGTATCCGGGAGTGATTGCCATTAGGTTGTCTCCTGTACAAGTAGTTCGAGTTGGATATTGCCGATGCGCTCCGCATCGGTCTTGCCGTCATCGATTGATTCTGTGCTCATGGTCACGCTGAATGCGGATAACACCAGCACACAGTCGTAGGTAGTGTCGGTGATTGGTGAATCGAAGATGCCTCGGACATCTTCGATCAAATTGAGACAGTCATCTACCGTATCAGCGATTGCTTCGATTTGAAGCGTCATTGTCCAGTGACACAAAGCGGGAATGCCCGCAGTTGTCATATCGATGGCAGCGCTGGTGATCTCGTACACGTAACACGGCGTAACAGCGCCTGCCTGGCGAACACCGGAGAACGTGGGATTGGTGGCTTCTAGCGCAGACTGGATAGCGCGTTGAATATTACTTAGCGACACTTGTATTCCCCATTCCGAGGATCTTCCGCGCCTCAATAAGAATTTCGGAACTGATTGCTTGCATGATCCGGGCTACGTTTGCTTTGCCCCACATCTCGCCGTAGTGGTTGCCGGGGATCATGCGGCCGGACTTCTTGTGCACGAATCCGTTCTCAGTCCAGGGGAACACAAACTGTCTGCCGCGTGCGCGTGCGCCGCCTTTCTTGCCGAGTTGAACTCCGAGCTCGGCGCGGATCGGTGCGCCGGCAGGGCCCATTCGCTTGGGCGAACTCACGCGAGTAGCGGAAGCAATCGCCTTGCGGTGCGTGTTCTTGCCGCTGCGGACATAGGGCGCATTCAGCAGCACCGCTCTCAGGTTTGCCACAAACGGCTTGAAGCCCTTGCGGATTGCCTTCTTTCGCACTGCCTCGTTAAGCATGGGAGAAAGCCGCGCCAGTGTGCGCGTCACTTCGTCCGTATCAATGGTGATGCGCACAGCACCATACGAAGTTGCAGAACCACTACGTCCACCACCGCCGCTACCTGGTGCCGCGCTTGGTCGACGATTGTAAACCGATCCCACTGGGTACTGGTTGCTCATTCCGTTACCTCCACCGCGTTAATCTCTAAGCGCCGGCGCTTCTGATCCCTGTCCCAACAGCCCTTGATGAAGAACGTGCGCGTCGTGCCGTTGTCTTGAAGTAGCAAACGGGAGCGCGTGGTCACGGACGGATGGAAAGCAGCGAGGATGCGCCAATCGGTGCGCACGCTTGAGCCGCCGTCATCCATTGTCTCTTCGGTGTTCGCGTTCTCAATGTGAACCGGGATGGTCGCAAACGACAGCCAAGACTCGGAAGCCTGTCCAAACGCGTCGAGCGTGGCTACCGGATTCTGCGCCGTCATGACAAGGCGCATCATTCCCGATGGAACGTGCCCGGCCATTACCCAATCCCCTTGCCCATCATGCCGGTGATGCGATCCCAGTAGGTCGAGTCCAAGGCAACCGTATCGTCGCCGCGGCTTGCCACATGGTGCGCCACGCGCTGGAGAAGCGCCATCTCGAGCAACGGGTTCAACGCCGCATTACTGGCCGTCACCGTCAAGGTAACCGGGTAGGTAATGGCGTCAATCTCCATATCCACGTAGATCACACCGTTAATCATGATCTTCGCGCACGTGCCCGTGAGCGGTACCGTCGTGCTATCGCTGTAGGTGGCCGTAGTGCCCGCTAGGTCGCCTTGGCGCTCCAAACGGAGGTACAGACCGCCGTAGATCGTGACGGGCGCTGCGGGCACCCACTGCGTCCTGGTGACACTCTCCACGCACCACCCGGTGCGCTCCTCAAGTTCCCGTACTGCCGCTGCCCATGCAATGCCAATAGCCGGGTCATCCTCGGTGTGAGGAATGCGAGCCCAGCTACGGAACTTTGCGATATCTAGGGCCATGGTTCCTCGCTGCAGGTGGGTGGGGCCGAAGCCCCACCCACCTGAAGGATGAGAGGATCAGAATTACGAAGCGGCGTTCGTAACTTGCAACTGCACCAGCGCATTAACGCGGGTGAAGTCGGAGTTGGCGAACTGCATTCCCTGGTAACGAATACGCGCAGTACCGGACAGTGAGAACTCGTCGCGGGTGATGGACATCCCGCCCCACTCGCGGATCGCGAATGCTTCGGAGATGTTGCCCAAGACTGCGATGCAGTTCTTGCCGGTGGTTGCGGTGTTGTTGTGCGCTGGCAGATACTCGGTGATGTACACCGGGAGACCCATGAGCGTGAACGGCGCAGCGTTCTGAAGCACCTGAGAGTCGGCACTTGGCACAAAGATTGGGACTGAATTAACCAGCAGTCCTGCGATTGCTGCGTACGTATCTTGCGGCAGAATCCAAGCAGCAGATCCCCAATACGCGG